AAAAAATAAAAATAATATTAATTTTGTTAAAAATTATTATACATGTACTATTTGCGTACAGATTTAATATAATTATATAAAAGTATTAAAATAAAGGATATTATAAACATTGATGTCAAATTCATTCAATAAAGCACCATTTAGTTTTTCATCCCCAAATAATTTTGAAAGTTCGCGTTTCAATAATAAAGATATGTTATATAACAAAAAAAAGATCAGCAATGAAGTAATGTCGATGTCTTCTGCATCTTCTGTTTCTTCAAGATCTTCATCAAGATCTGGAACAACATCGTCTTCTAAATCAGAACCAGATTTTAAAAATAGAGACACGGATAATTCTGATATTGACGAAGATGAAAGTGTGCAAAGTGAAATGGAAGACAATAGCAATATTTACGAAACAATAAGGAAAGAGAAAAAACATAATATGGTAAGTGATTTAAATGAGAAAAGAGACCTTTTATATCAAATGGATAGATTAGAGTCAAAAGGTTTTAGACTTCCTTTTAAATTTAACATGGAATCTGATTTAGAAGTAATGAGATCAGAATATAACAAGATTGTAAGTGAAAAAGAAACTGACGCATCTATCAGATTTCAACGAAAGATGATGATGGCATTTGTAACAGGAACTGAATATTTGAATACAAGATATGATCCTGTTTCAGCAAGATTGGAAGGATGGTCTGAGCAAGTGCATGAAAATATAAATGATTACGATGATATATTTGAAGAACTTCATCAAAAATATAAGTCTTCTGGGAAGAAAATGTCACCCGAATTGAGATTATTCATATCATTGTCAGGAAGTGCATTCATGTTTCATTTAACAAACAGAATGTTTAAAGAAAGTCCGCTTCCAAATGTTGAAAATGTATTGAAATCTAATCCTGATTTAATGAAACAATTTCAAGCAGCAGCAGCAAAACAATATATATCTGGGAATACCCAACCACAGCAGCAAGGAGGAAATTCAGGACTTTTTGGAATGGTCAACAATCTCTTTAATAATATAAGCGGGGGGTCACAAAGACAGAATTTCAGAGACGAAGACGAGATCTCTGTTGTTTCTAATAATAAGAGACATTCAAGAGATGTAGATAATATAATTAATAATATGCACAATAAAATATCTTTTGAACAAGAACAAAATAATATTGAAACGCTTTCGGTAAGTGATGAAGAAATTACATCTATTATCGAGGATACGGCAGATATCAAAATACTAAAAGGTGGAAAAAGAAATAAAAATTCTCGAACATTGAATTTATAAATATTTATTTTTTAAACGGTTTTATATTGAATTTGGCTTTTTTCAATTTGGAAGAAACACCTTTTAAAGATTTAAAGGGTGTTTTTAGATCTTTTGATAAAGTTTTTTCACAAGAATCGGCATTTTCGAGGATAAACATTACAGAATTTACTGTTAAAGGAAGTATGATAACAACAAAGAGAGTTAGAAGCAATAAAATAACTTCTATGATTGATCCTGCCATGATAAGTTCTCTGCGTATATCTTCCGAACATTTGCATTTTTCATTGACCAAAAAACGAGTATAATCAATAATCATAATAAAGTAAACTATACATATGATGTAAAACATTAATTTCAAGAACGTGTATAATAATGCTATTTGTTCGCCAAATGATGAAAGTATTAAAGAAGTTGGTATAAATGTTATAAGTATCAAAAATACGAATGCAATTATACTAAAAAACTTTATAAAATCTCTATTAGGATGTACAGAACATACACATCCTATATTTTCAAGTTTAATTACATATGAATATGCAGCGATAAGCAAGAAAAATACGAAAAGATTCAAAATTATGTTGCTTAAATATGCAAATGATATGTTTTGCATTCTTTATCTATATATTAGATGGGAAAAAAAGAATGAAAGATTTAAAAAGGTACATTTTTGTAGTTTTCCTTTCTTATTATTCATTTTTCAAAAAATCCAAAATATTTTCAAACATGTACTCTTTTTAAATTTCAAGTAAGTTTTTCAGAAGAAATTTTGAAGAAGATTCCAAGTTTGCTATAGGTAATTGTTGTATTCTTTCAGAATATTTTTTGTGTTGGTCTCGATTTATAATTATATATAAAAATTCAAAATAATAGTCTAAGATATGTTTCCTCTCTTTTGAAATATTAACAATAACTTGTTCAAGATGATTAAAAACACTTTCTATCAATCTTTCGAAGTTTTCAGTAACATCATCTTTCTTCCAGAAATTACACCATGCTCTCAAAGTATTTATCTGTTGTTTTTTCCACTTAACATATTGGCAATATATGTCGTATTCGTCTTCCTTCAGATTTAAAATGTTTTTATTTAAAATGAACTCAGAAGGATACCATTGATTTTCTGAAATATATTTTTTGAAATGATTGAAGTTGTATTCCTTATCGTAGTATTTCAGTAATTGAATATATTTCTTATCGGATGAATTTTCAATAAAATTCCAAATAATTTTGTATAGTACATCTTTCTGTGTACTATTTGATATTTCTTGTTCAATTTGTGGTAGAATTGTAAGTGCATTTGATTCGGTTAATTTATTCATAAATCCAATAAATCTTTTTCTCGATTTGTCTTCTTCTGTAAAGTTTAATGGAAGAATATGTAATCTATTATTGGATTTTGGTGCAACACAGTGTCTATTATTGTCTTTCCAATATTTACAATTGTAAGATTTTTTCTCTGTCCAGTCAGAAATGTTATGTTCATTATTGGTTGAAAAACAAGAAAATGATGATTCTAGTTCTTGTCTTTTTTTGAAATTATTTGGCGAGATATCAACATTATTAAACAACGCAAGTTGTTTTTGAAAAATAGAAATGTTGATTGTTATAATATCATTATCATTCAACATTATAATTATGATTATCTCATAAACTCTTATATCATAAAATATATAAGCAGTATTGTTGTATAATAATTAATGACAGAACTGATAACGGATTTTGTTGATTTTATAGAATACAACATATATCAAAATGAACTCATATATAGATCAATCATAATAGCCAATGATATAGAAGAAATCGGGATTATTAAAAATCTTTTCGAAACAAATAATCACAATGTGGTAATTTTTAAAGAAGATGAATTGAATATAAACTATGATATGATTGACAATCGAGTGGTTTTAATGACAAAGAAACATTTTGTAGCGTTTTTGGAGTTTGGTCAATTTTCTTCTTTCAATTTTATCGGGATATCATATACAATAGACGATGAAGATGTCGAAACATTGATACAGTCATTTTATGAAAAAACGAACAATAATATTGACAATACTATCATTTTATCAAAAAATAAAAGTAAAAAACCAAAAAGATAGAATTTTAATATTTTCTTTTATTAGACAATGAAATTAAAAATATCAAAGACTAATCAAAAATATCTCAATTATTTCTACATATTTTTGGGTGTGTTTTTGTTCGGATTGATAGCATATTTGTTGATGTCAAATAGAATAAACGTTGAAATGTTTTCGAATGATGTAACCATTGGATACTTTTACATGAAATCGTGTCCTCATTGCACTGAATTCAATGAAGTTTGGAAATCTCTAGAAAAAGAGGTCCTTGCGAAAAAATTACCTGTAAAATTAGTTAAATATGATATTCATGCTGTTGAAAATAAATCCAAAGTCAACGAATTAAATATATCAGGCGCACCTACTGTTTATTTCATGGGAGAAAAGAATGTTGAATACAGTGGTCAGCGTAATGTCGATGAATTGATGAATTTCATTTCAAATCAATTACCTAAAAAAATATAAATATATTATATAGATGTCAAATTCTTTTTTTGATCATATTATCAATATTGGTGAATTAATTTATAGCAATATTATTTACATAGTACTTTCTATAATTATTGGATTATCTATCGACACAGTTTATGGACAGTTTCATAGTTCATGCTATAAAGATGTGTCTGTATTTTCCTTATTATTGGATATATTGAGTCATATTATTATCTTATCTATTTTTGTTTATGTAACCGTACAATCTGTCAACAATTTACCATCTCCGTTCACGTCAACAAGTAGAGATAAAACAAAACAACTTTCAGATGGAACACTTTATGTAGCAATGATATTTGTATTCCAAAAAAATCTTTTCGCAAAAATAAAATATACACTTTCGAGAATAGATGGTAAACGATTTAAATATAAAGACGTTTAGGATTTAACTCCAAGATTTCTCATCATCATGTTGTACAACTTTTTGTTGAAGTTTTTTATTTTTCCGTTTTCATATTGTTGAATAGTAACTACATCTATATTCATTTTTTTAGCAAGGTCTTTTTGTGAAAGGTTTTTGGAATTTCTTGCTTCAAGAAGTGCAATAGATTGTTCTTTTGTAATAGTAATCAATTGTGGGACATCATCTTCGCAAAGTCGTTGGAAATTTTTTGTTCCTGGTCTGTTTTGTGACCTTGATTCTCTCTTTTTACTTTCTGATGAATGAATTGTTACAGGTTCCCAGTCTTGATGATTATACATAGTTATATACGCTTTAATATAATCCATCATTTTTTGTTTTTTACAATGTGAAAAAAATGTAAGTTTTTTTGTATGATATATATTTAAAAGACATGAATCCTAGTATTTGTATATCTGATTTGTATTCTCTAAAAAAAAAGAAGGATGGAATCAGAACACAGACTTTCAACAAAATACTTGAAAAATGTCATAATAAAATTAAAATTATCGCAGAACAAGGCGGAATGAATGTTTTTTTTGAAACACCGTTCTTTTTGCTCGGGTATCCTTTATATAATGTTTTTGAATGTTGTGAATATATTGTTGATTCTCTCAGGAAAACCGGATTTTTGGTACAAATCCTCCCACACCCAAATGATAATACTATTTATATTTCATGGAAACCATCTGATGTCAAAGTAAGAAAAACTTTACCTAATCGTTTTTAATAAATGATAATTTTAATTTACCTTCTATTTGTTCCAATGTAACATTTATGTCTTTCCGTAGAACAAAATTACATTTACGTTTGTTGTTTCCAGAAAGATATCTCAATAAAAAACTCGAATACTCTTTTATTGACTTATATGAACTATTTCGTTTTTGAAAAACATATTCAAATTTATCTGACAAAAAAATGGTTTTCCAAACATCATGTTCGTATACAAGTTGAGACAATTCTGGTACATCAAAATATCCAACAACTGTATTTTGTTCAATATAAAATGACTTAGTGACATTTGGTATGATATAATTTTTTATTAAATTGTCTGATCTGACCAAATGATCAGATAAATTGAAATATGATTCCATGGTGTTTTTGTTGATATTTTCCATAATAGGGATGATGCTGTCTCTTATTTTTCCTCTTGTTGACCATTTTGGTGTACTATCTTTCAAATATGGTATATTATTCGAATGAGCAAATTCAATAATATCGCTTTTTCGAACATTCAATAATGGTCTGAAAAATACAATATCGTCAATGCGAGATGTTCTTTCCATGCCACGCAAATTATTGTAACTATGTCTATTGTTAATATTTGTAATAATGTTTTCGAAAGAATCATCTGCATTATGACCCATAATAACATATGTATTTTGAGTATCGTATCCTTCTGCCAACATAACTTGTTTATACATATCAAATCTGATTTGTTTTGTAATATCTTCATACAATTCTCTCAAACCAGTTCCGTGACATTTTTCTCTAGATAGTTCTTTTATTTTTCTATAATAATATTTTATATTTAAAATTGAGCAGAATTTGTTAATGAATTCTGTTTCAAGAGAACATTCTGGTCTATTGTTATAATTTATATGAACGCATGTAATATTTTTTCCACAGGCAAAAAGTTTTGTCAAAAGTAGACAAACCATACTATCTACTCCTCCGGAAATTGATACTAGTATATTGCACTTATCGGGAAGATATTTCAATTCATTTTCAAATACATCACAAATTTGCTGAGAGTCACTCTTTAGAATAATTGGACACATTGGATGAAAGCACAATATATCTTGAAATTCTGACCATTGGTTATAACAATTTATAATATAACCAACATCTTTTTCTTTTTGAGATTTTATTGCTTTTGTAGATATTATCTTATACACTTTAGTAAGTGTATTTCTTAGGAATCGTTTGTAAATTCCTTTATCTGTTATAGATGAGTGATTACAATTGTGTTTTTCAATGAAAAATATTATCAACTTGTAAATTTTGCAGATATTATACAAATGTCTATATGGAAGCATGATAAAACACCATTCGTTTGCTGTTATTTCATAAAAAAACTCTTTACATGATACTATATATTGTATGAGACAAGATGTTGCGTTTGCTGCAACTTCAGAATATTTGCTTACATCAATTGGGTGTATCCTATTATAATGTCTGGGAATTTGATCGTATGCTAAAATAATTCCAATTTGTACAGATAAATTCTCTTTTGTTAAATCCAAATTTATATTAAACTTATTTTCAATTGATGGAAAATATTTGTTTGATAAATAGATATCAATTTCTTGATTTTTTTCGAACCAAAATGATTTATTTTGAAACCATTCATGATATAATTCTATATACATGTCTTTGTGTTCATTCATTATAAATAATGCGTCACATATCTATATGTGAATTGTTTTTAAGTAGAATATAAAAAAATAATTATCATAAAGTTGCAAATGAATCAGAGTCAACAGAGAAAGGTTCAGGACCAACTTCTTCGGATTCTTTTGAAGATTTGAAATGTTCTTTAATAATTTGATTATCTACATGTGCGTGTGTGTTGTCTAATTCCATAAACGAACCTTCGTTATCAAAACCACCAACTTCTTGACCAATTTCTGACCCTGTATTGATTACTGGTTGAGATTGTTGAACTGGTTGAACTGGTTGAACTTGTTCTTGTGAACGAGAATCATCTGTTTCTTCTTTTAGTATGTTTTTAGCAATTTTGTCAGCATCTTCATTCGATACTACTTTGGAAGAATCATCCATTTCAAGTTTGTATATTGCTTTTTTGTATGTGAATATAGAAAACAATACTGAAACTATGAGAATAAGAGAGTATACTATCATAACTACAGCAACTACCCATGCAAAAATATTACACATATTATATGGTTTATTTTTTGATCCTGTTACAATACATGTTAATTCAAATAGTGACATACCAACCGGTATAATTGACATTAAAAATACAAAGAATATTACCATTATTCTGTGACTAAGGGAAACGTCGGTATTTGTAAACAAGATTGCCATACAAATCACAAAAATTGCAGAAAAAATCGCAATGCTTGCATATTTTGATTGTTGAGTACCTATGAAATAATCTAAAATACCCATCGTTTTATTCTCTATCTATATCAATGCACAGAAAAATAAAAAATGACATTTTATTTTAATATTCTGAATAATATGGGTATTCCGTTCTATTTTTACACATTAGCAAAAAAATATGATAATATTATTGTTCATAAAATTGATTTCCAACCAGATATTTATTGTCTAGATTTCAATGGTGTTATTCATCCTGTTTGTGCATCTATCCTTCAAAAAACACCAAATTCTACAAACACGGAAATTATCAATGGTTTATATCAAAAGGTAAAAGACGATATTGTAACAATCAAACCACAAAAAACAATTATTTGTGTTGATGGTAGTGTTCCTTTGGCGAAAATGATACAACAAAGAAAAAGAAGATATTTATCAGTTTACAGAAATAAAATTGATAAAGTAGAGGTTAAATGGGACACAAACTGTATCACACCGGGAACATATTTTATGAACGAACTCAATAATGTATTTAAAACAAAATTAAGATACTCGACAGAAAATATCCATTTCTCGGGAAGTGATGAATATGGTGAAGGTGAACAAAAAATATTTAAACTTTTGAAGACGGAAAAGTCAGATTCTACAATTGTCATCAATGGTATGGATGCCGATTTGATAATTCTTTCATTAATGAGTAATCGTAAAAATATTCATCTTATGAGAGAAACTGATATACGAACATATATTAATATTGATAATTTGAGGAAAGCAATTATCAACGAAATGGTACAAAAATGGAGACTTGATCCGGAAATGTTTCACAACTTGTATTCTCAAAATAGTATTGATTTAGTTGAATCTTATTGTGTAATGTGTTCTTTGCTTGGAAATGATTTTATTCCTCATTTATTGACATTAAAATTGAAATCAAACGGACTCGATAAACTTATCCAGTACACTGGTAATTCTTACGAAACACATGGATTGCTTGTCTGTGACGATAAAATAAATTATGATACACTTTCTGACATTATCCAGCAAATTTCAAGATCAGAAGACACTGATATTGTAGAAGAATGTAAAAGATATATTAGTTATAGATTGACAAACACTAACAATATGAAGTCAAGTGATTACTATGCTATGAAGAATAAAGATAATGTTGCAAACATAATTTATACAAATCAGTCAAGATGGAAACAAAATTATTATAAATATATATTTGCAACATCTATTCAAAAAGACTCTAGTGTTGTATCGAGTGCTTGTCTGAATTATATTACAGGAATCTACTGGACATATGCGTACTATAAATGTAAAGATTATGATGATACATGGTATTATCCTTATACATATCCACCTGTTATTAAAGATATTGCAAATCATATTGTAGGAAATACAGAACCAATAATTACAAATCATCGTATTATTATTGAACCAAACATTCAGTTGCTTATTGTTCTTCCTTATGAAAGTCGACAACTTATAGACATTAAATATAGAAAATATTTTGAAGATGTAAAATATGGTCTGAAACATCTTTATCCTGCAGAATATAAGATTCAAACTTTCTTAAAAACTCATTTGTGGGAATGTGAACCAGTTCTTCCAATTATTAATATTGATTATATTATTGAATGTACGAAATAAACAGTATTTAAACACATATAAACTCAAAACATATAATATACAATAACATATATTTTTTTCATGAAAAAAAAAGATGGTGACGGTGAAAAAAAACATTATATTAGACCACAGACGTGTAGAAATTGTGGAATAAATGGTCATTTGTATAAAGATTGTGTACGTCCTATCATGAGTTTTGGTGTCATTTGTTACAAAATTGAGAATGGAATAGTTAAATATTTAATGATTCAACGAAAGGATAGTTTATCTTTTATGGAATTTATAAGGGGAAAATATAATACAAACGATATTCAATATATCAAAAAGTTATTAAGTTGTATGACAAATAACGAACGACATTTATTAAGAACAAAATCATTTGACGATATTTGGGTATATGCGTGGTATCAAAACAACACAATGCATATAAAACAAACTGTCGAATATATCGATTCTAAACAGAAGTTTGACGCATTGTGTGTCACTAACATTTTGAAACGATTGTTAGAAGATAGTTTTATATTAACTGTAGAACAAGAATGGGGGTTTCCAAAAGGAAGACGAAAATTGAAAGAACGTGATTTCGATTGTGCAATAAGAGAGTTTTGTGAAGAAACAAGATTAAAATGTGACGATATTGAAGTATTTGACCAAATTGTACCATTTGAAGAAATCTTTTTTGGCACAAACGATATTCTTTATAAACATACATATTATCTTGCAAAAATTAGGAATAAAGACAAATATGTTTCCATTGATCATAATTGTGTAGAACAAATGAGGGAAGTAAGGGCACTAAAATGGTTTACCTACAATGAAACCCTAGATCATATTAAAAAACATAATATTGAGAGACAAAAAATCATCGAAAATGTACATAGTATTATTTTTAGTAATGAAAAGATAAGATAGTTTCTTATAATAGAGTAATGAGTGATAAAAATAAAATAGTGCCTAAATCATTTTTACATAGACCTCTCACTATTGAAGACTGTCTTTTATGGAGTAAAGACAAAACAAAGAATCCTATATCAAAGTATACATTATCTGAAAAAAGCAAGATATTACAAGAAATAAGAAAAACGTGTGATACAATTTTGGATAATCAAGCGAAAACTGATACAAATATCGATAATACAAATAGTTCTTTTAAACAAATAAGTATTGATAAAACCGAAAAGACAAAAAGAAAGGAAATGATTGTTGAAAATACAGGATTATATTATCCTCATTTGGACGAAGACGACTTTAGAAGTAAATTAGCAAGTTTATATGAATATTATTTGTACACTGTATCAGAAAATAATAATATAAAGAATAAATCTGATTTTGAAAATAAATCAAAGCAATTATGTTCAGGATTTGAAAAAACTCTTTATCAATATTTTATAAGTCATTATATTTCTTCTAGAACACCATATAATGGTATTTTATTGTATCACGGTGTTGGAGTTGGTAAAACTTGTTCGGCGATAACTTTATCGGAAGGTTTTCTTGCATCACATAACACATCTGATGAACCAAAGATATGGGTCATATTGCCTCATTCTTTACAAAATAGTTTTAAGGATCAAATTTTTAGTCTCGCAAACTATGAAAACTTTGAAAAATTATCTGAACAATGTACTGGGGATACCTATATTAAAATGTCATATATTTTGCAAAATTATAATGTAGAAAAAGCACAACAAAAAATCAAAAAATTAATCAAGTCAAGATATAGACTTTTTACATATGAATCGTTTGCAACATTTATTGAATCAGAGTATACCGATACCATAGTTAAAGATAAAGTAATAATTATAGACGAGGCACATAATATAAGATCAAAATCAAATGAAAATTCTGAAAAAAGAATTTATAAGACTCTTGTGAATATACTCGAAAAAGGAATCAATAATAAATTGGTTTTATTGACAGCAACTCCAATGTATAATGTTCCAGAAGATATTTTTGATTTGTTATATTTGTTATTGCTCAACGATAAAAGAAACGATATTCTTAAGCAACCATTTCCAAATTTATTTGATGACAAAAACATGCCTATTCAAAAATCTTTTGATATAATGAAAAAATTAGCAAATAACTATATTTCATATTTGCGCGGAAGAAACCCTTTTTCATTTGCTGTTAAACTTTCTGCTAATGATTATCTAGATGATAAAATGACATTTTTGAAAAAAGAATTGACATATGACCCTGGTAACAAAGTAATTGGTAATACTCACAAAAATTGGTTATCGCATATTGAAGATGGTATATTAATATCTAGACCAGGAATTTATCAAAAAGATTATATTGAAAAACAAAATATTGAAGACGATAATAATACTAATTTCAATGGATTCCAACCTCTTAATATAGTTTATGATAAAGAAATAGGAGAGAAAGGTTTCTCAAACTTTTTTTCAAGAGTTGATAAACCAGGTTCTCTTGTGGTTAAATATAATAAAGATTATGTAAATGCATTATATCCAGATACCTTACACTTAGGAAAATATTCAGGTAAATTTTTGAATATTTGTAATATATTGAAAAATTCAAAGGGAGTTGTTGTAATTTATTCTAATTTTATTTGGGCAGGTATTATTCCGATGGCAATTTGTTTGGAGCATATGGGTTTATCGAGAGCAGGTAGTAATAATATTTTGGGTAAAAATGATAAGAACAAGTTTGAGTTCAATGATTTAAGTCAATCAAAATACTGTATTTTGTCAAGTGATCAAGAAGTTATGGGATCTTCGACAATAGATAGTATTGTAAAACTTGTAAACTCTCCTACGAATATTAATGGATCTCTTGTAAAAGTTATTTTGATGACACCTGTTGCAAGTGAAGGATTGAGTTTTTATAATGTAAGAGAAATGCATTTGACAGAACCATGGTTTCACTATAATAAAGTTAAACAAATAATCGGAAGAGGAAATAGGAATTGCAGACATCAAGATTTGGCACTCGAAGATAGGAATGTTACTGTTTTCATGCATGCTTGCCAAGATAATAGTGACAAGGAATCCCATGATGTTCGCGCATATCGATTGGCGTCAAAAAAACACATTCAGTCAAAACAAGTAGATCAAGTCATAAGAGACAACTCTATTGATTGTTATTTTATGAAAAATTTGAATTATTTTCCAAAATCCCTTTTTGAACTTGGAAAAATGAGGATCAATACATCACAAAATACAACAATTGATATAGAATATGGAGACGATACAGAATATCAACCAAAATGCAATGTAAATATTAAATTGAATAAAAACGGATTCAGAAAAGAAACATATCAACATTTTATTAAACCTCTTCAAAAGCGTCTGAAAATGTTATTAATGAATAAAATTCAAAACAACATTTGGTACGTCTCGCAATCAGAAATAATGAACATTTTGAAAATAGACGAAGAAATAGTCTTTGAAGTTATTAATAAATCAGTTTATCCGTATAATCTAATAGAAAAATATTTACTTGTTCCTCATGAAAATGGAATTCATATTGTTGAAATTAGGTATGAAACATCAAAAAGATTCTTAATTACAGATATAGCACCAAAAGAAGATATTGTCAATAAGAAGAAATGTAAACTGCCAGTATTCGCAAATAAAAATATAGAAGAAGCGACAATTTTGCTTTATTTGAATCTGAATACTGTTTGTTTTGAAGAACTTGTGACTCGAATATTAAAAACCAATACTCTATCTGAACAGGATGAATTTATAGCAAATTGTTTATACAGACAAGGTGCTCTTATTTCCAAGACAGAACTTCCTTACATAAATAACGACAATAAATATATCGGTTATGTTGACATTTTTGAACCAAAGTTAAAGACAAAGGTATTATCTGATAACAAATTTCGATCATTGATACAAAAAGAAGAAAGAGATCTGATAAATGCCAGAAATCAATCCCAAAATTTATCAAATATGAAGAACAAAACATCATGGGGTGTGATAACACAAATTGAAGATAAAAAAGACAATAATTTAAAAACAAATGTATTGAAAATAATACGTAATAGCAATAGTAAAGGTCTCGGTACTGGAAGAGTTTGTAAGACATTAGATAAAAAAGAACAAGAAGATATATTGAAAGAATTCGGAAACAATAACACTTATAACAATAAGGTTGAAAACTGTTTTCATATTGCATTGGAATTAATAAAAAACAAAAAGTTGATGTTGTTACCAGAATATAAACCAAGAGTATGACTAGAGTGAAATATATTCTTCGTGATTTCCTTCTAATGGATAAAACGAAACCTCTTTTTTTAAGTAGATAAATACCTTATTGAAGATAAATGATATAAATAATACAAATGATTTGTTCCATTTATCTTCAGTCAATCCTTTCATCACCTCTGATGTTTTCTTAACACCAAACATCTTCTGAAATTCTTTTTGTGAAAGAAAATCAATAAATGATTTTTTTATATATTCATAATTAATTTCTGAATTATGGCATAAATTAGTTATTATTTTCGATGGTAGAATTTTCTCTTTTGTGGATTTTTTCTTTGTTTCTTTTACAATTTCAACGCTCTTATTTTGAATTTCATCATTTTGGTCTTTGATATTATCGTCCTTTCTTTGTTTCTTTGTTTCGATTTTGTTTGAATTTGAAAATGTTTGATTTATTGACTCTTTTTGTAAATATGTATCGTTTTCATGTATTTCATTTCCTTGTGTATATTTTTTATAGATGTTTGTAGTACCGTCGTCTGGTAGTCTCCATGCCACACTTTCTGTTTTTTTCAAAGGTAATAGTTCAAATAGTGTTTCCATATAGTTTAAAAAAATATTATTTGTGTCATTTTTTAAATATATTCTTCGTGTGTTAATGTATTATTTATTTTATTATCAAAACTACAACATCTTTTTTGATATTTTTTTTTTAATAGATAAAATTTCATACTTGATGAAACTCTGCTTTGTTTCAAAACTGGTTGTTGTAATGTTATATCTTGTATTTCTTCAATTTTTGTTTCATCTGTTTTCTCCTTATTCATAGAGTCTGTCATAATTGTTTTCATTTCTTCATACTTATTTATTTCACTTTGAGACGTTAAACAAAATGAAACATAATCATGCATTCGTTTTAAAATGTTTTCATCAATCCAATTTAAATTAATAAATACACCATTGTTATTTTTTGTATAATTCCCATTGTTTTTATAGATGATTTTAAAAATTTCATCTATTTCAGTTTGACATAATTTATTTATATTATTTTGTATGTATTTGCATAATTCAGAAGTATCTTCACTCATTAATATATTATATTAAATAATATTTATATGTTTATTCGTCAAAATCTTCATACTCGTCTTCGTTTTCAATGTCTTCATCCTGTATTTCGTCTTCTATAGAAATATCATCATCATCTTCTTCGTCATTATCATCGTCTTCTTCATCTTCTTCATCTTCTTTCAATATTTCGGACTTAGCGTCGTCCAAATCATTAAAATCGGGTATTGTTAAAACATCATTGTCATCTGTGACTTTTTCATCGTCATCATTAATATCATCTTGGGTTTCAAAAACATTTTGAATAAACTCGTCTTTGTCTTTCAATACTTTCCCGATTATAGAAATAAATTTGTCATAAAGAAGGAATTTTTTACCACAAACTTCAATTTTAATTTCATCACCTATATTGATAGTTTCTATATCAATCTCTGATTGAATACCTGCCGAAAGTTTTGGCACAATTATTTGTAATATTGGAATATTGTTATAAAATCCTTCTGCCAATAATCCTAGTGTGTTTTTTGCTTTTACACGACATTTTACAATAGATCCCTGTGCAGGATTGCAAATTTCGCCAATACATTGTAGATCATATGTGATGTTTCCATTAAAATGAGAAACAACCAACTTTCCGATTGATCGTTTAATTATCTTAATACTGCCTTGTTTGATATATCCGTGTTTAGAACACATATTTTCCAAACTTTGTTTCGTTTTTTCATTAATAATTTCGTGAATATTGGTACCAATTTCATTTGGTTTTAAATGAACGGTTGTATTGAACTTAATTGGAACAAATAGTTCAGACATAACTATATTAATACCTGATGTTACTAATATTAAGTCATTTTTTTATATATGTCTTTAATATAAAAAATGATTAAGTTAAATATTTATATATTATAGATATACAATCATGGAACTAGAAAAAGATTCGCTTGTTTTCAAAACAGTTCAAAAATATTTGGACGAAACAAGTTTAAGTAATAAAGATATTAAAATATCTTTTCAAAGGAAAGATAATGATTTTACAGAATCAGAGTTCAAAAATTTCACATCAGCATTGAAATCACTTGGTTATAACGAAACCATTGGCGTTGAAACAATGAAAATTAAGGCGGAAAATATTTTTATGGAAATTGAAGAAGTGCCAAATATTGTGAGTTACTTTCATACAGATTCTCAAAATCAAGACACAGTGTTTCAAATAGAAAAAACACTTTTTTCCGAAAATATTGATAATATATTTGATATTGATTTAAACTTATCAATTGTTGATTATTCTCAAGTTGATGTGCCTGAATATTGGAACGATACGCCGAAACATTTCTGTTTAAAGCAAGATATTACATATACAAATGAAAATATTCAATATGTTGTTCATTTGATCAAATCTTCAAGTGAAGATTATATATCGATGAAAGAATCAAATATCACCAAATCAAAGCAATCTTATGGTTTTAGTGTAATTATTACAAATACTAAATCACAATCTGCAGAAAATATTGTTCAAACAATTATTAGAACACTTCAAGTCATTTCAATGTCATCAATGTTACTTACAAAGAAACAACAACAAAATGTTTTACAACAATACAATAATTTGATCAAAGATGATATTCAAATCAGCAAATATAATGCAAATATAATACCTCTTCTTTCACCAAAACCCTTTACATTGGAACTTGTTAATCTTATTGATCCAAAAACATACGGAGCAGTAAGTATTCTTGACGGATATACTGTCACAGAAAAAGCAGACGGAGAAAGAGTATTAATGTATGTCAATAATATTGGAAATGTTTATTTGATATACAACACATACATTATTGAAGATACCGGAATGAAAGTTTCTAAAGAAGGATATAATTCTTTAATTGACGGGGAATTTGTTCAATGTAAAAAGAGAAAAGATAATGCTACAAAGTCGTTATATGCAGCATTTGATATTTATTACATGAATGGTACAAAGATAACAGATCTTCCGCTTGTTGGAGAAAAGTCAAGAATCAATCATTTACAAAAATTTGAAAAACTTATTACCACAAGTTCAGAATTAGAATTCGTGAATAAAAAACATTTATATTCTAAAGATGTTCTTTCTGATGCAAATAATATCCTATCAAGTAATTCATATCCTTATGAAGTTGATGGGTTGATATTTACACCTGCAAGACTAGCAGTATATTCATATTACACAAATAAAGCAGTACAGTTAACAGATAATGTAAAATGGGATAGAGTTTTCAAATGGAAACCAAGTGATCAAAATACAATAGACTTTCTCATAAAAGAAAGAAAGGTTGTTAAAAAGAACGGAAAGAAATTTACAGAATTCGGACTATATGTTGGATATAATGCTTCGCAATGGGAAGATATCGATATTGTAACTGGTTTGAAGATAAGATATGAAAAATTCAAACAACATAAAGACAGAAACTCATATGTTCCTGTATTATTTAAACCTTCAATTTACGATACACCTGGTGTAGAATATGCGCATATAAAACAAAACATATCAGGGGAATTAAGAGCAGAAAACAATGACAAAATAGAATCAGATACGATTGTTGAATTCAAATATATAAATAATCCAAGTATTCCAATTAGTCAAAGATGGGTTCCCTTGCGCATAAGAGAAGATAAAACTAAACTTTACAAAAAAAATATTTTGAGCAAGACCCTTAATGAAATGAGTGTTGCATTAAATGTTTGGAGATCTATTCATAATCCTGTTACACAAGGAATGATTACAGGAAACGAAACACTTGAAAATAGTTTATTGGCAGTTGATAAGGTTTTAGAATCTGATGACGTATATTATTCTAGAAATATAAACAGACAATATTTGCTTTCTGTTAATATGATGGATTTCCATAATCTTGGTGTCAAGGAATTGTTATATAACTATCCAAATAACAAAAAGAAGAAATTGCTCGAATTATGTTGTGGCGAAGCGGGAGATATGAGAAGATGGTTAGAAAACGGATACAAGTTTGTTCTTGGTGTTGACTTAGTTTCCAAAAATATCAAAAACCCTAAGAGTGGTTGTTATAGCAGAATGTTTAAATCTCGTAGAGATCATATAAACAAATTTCAAAATATCCAACCTCCAGTATATTATCCTGATTTCATATTTGCAGTAGGAGATTGTTCTTATTCGTTGAAAACAGGAAAAGCAGCAAATAATGAAAATATTGTTGATATTGAAAGTGAAGAAGTTTTGAAAAGTGTTATGAATAATAAAAGACATGCTTCTGACAAACTTTATACACGGCGTATTGAAGAAAAGGGCGCAAATGGTTTTGACGTAGTTTCTTGTATGTTTAGTATTCATTATTTCTTCAAATCTGAAGAAAAACTTGACGGGTTTCTAGAAAATGTTTCTCAAAACTTGAATAACAATGGGCGATTTATTTGTACATTTATGGATGGAAATGCTATTGAAAACGCAATTGAGAAAGACGGAGATATTATTGAAGGAAGAAAGTTATATTCTGATTACAAGGATGGTTTGCCTGTTTGGGCAATTGTGAGAAAATACAATAAAAATACAAAAGATAATTATGGTAAACAAATAAATGTGTTTATTGAAAATACTCAAAAACTCATTCCAGAATATTTGGTTTCATTTGAAACTCTTGTTCAAAAAGCAAAAGAACATGGTCTTGAAATATTAGATACTGAAATGTTTTCAACAACCTTTCAAAAACTCAAAATGAAAAATGATGAAAATGGTATAATGCTTGCAAATGCAATAAGTGAAATGGATAAAGACGATGTATTGAAACAATTCAGTTTCTTCAATAGATGGGCAGTGTTTCAAAAAATTAAATCTTAAAATAGTTATGAAATCTAGTTATTTTTGACAAGTTCTTTTATTTTACTAAGAACTTCGTTATATTTTTTCGCATCAGATTTATTATATATGATGATCAACTTATCTGTTATATGATCAAGAACATCTTTATTTTCTATACAATTTGAAAGTTCAACTTCATTATCTTCGCAGTAAAGTAAAAGTATCTCTGTATTATCATGAACAAGTTTTGATGATATTATTCCTAAATCTTTCTCTTTCCAAATATTATCTTCTAATACTTTACATTTGTTTTCATTTGTAAAAGTTATATTATTGTTTTCTGGAAAGTTTTTGTCGAAGTGTTTTTTTTCTATATACAAAGGAATTGTATTTGCACCACCTATCAACATTTTATTTATATCTATGTTAGATATATGATCAATTCTTTCTGATCCAAAGTTATTTATAATTATATTGTTATTTGTTTGATTATTGATATTGTTAATAGTTTGGTTTTCAATATTTGTTATGTTTTGAATATTTGGTGTTCGAGCATGTATTATACTTCTTGCCTTGCAAGTATCTGCTTTTATATGTCTTGATTTATGATGTCTATTTGAAAAAGAAATCATACATCTTGGACAAGTAAGACTGTCAACTTTATTACATTTTTTTTCATGATTATCCAAATGCCTTGCAGTTTTATAATTCTTATTGCATTTTGAACAAGACAAAATATTTGGGGTAACATTTTGTACATTTGGGGTAACATTTTGTACATTTGGGGTAACATTTTGTAAGTTTGGGGTAACATTTTGTACATTTTCAGAAATTGATGATTTTTCACATATTTCTTTAGAATGTTTAGCATTTTGATGTCTTATAAGGTTACATTTTACGTCAGTTTTATAATTACAAAATTGGCATTTAGTAAAAGGAAAAGGCATTTTTATCACTACACTATATATATAGTAAGGTTTTTCTTTATCTTTTTATATCTTTTTCACACCATTTTTTAACTCATTTATCACCTCTCTCCCCCAATAGTGTTTCTAAGATTGTCAAAAACCAAAAAGTTTTTGAATAGTTTTCTATTCGTTATAATCAACATGATAGAAATC